GGAAGCTATACGTCAACGTGAATTTTTTGCACGTCGTTATGTAGATGTTTTAGGAAATGTATGGGGTTCAACTGTTAATATTGATGCAGATCAAAGGCCAGAATTGTTAATGCATAATAAGAATTGGTTGTCTGGTTATGATGTTGATGGTACAACTGATACAACATTGGGAACTTATAGTGGCAAAGGTGCAAGTGTTGGTTCAATTAATGTTCCTTGGAAATATATACCCGAACATGGTGCAGTTTGGGTTATGGCTTTGTTGCGTTTTCCACCATTGCATTGTAAAGAACGTCATTATTTGGCAGGAAAATCTGAACCTACTTATGGGCAGATTTCTGGTGACCCTGAATATTATAAAAATCAAGCACCCATTGCTTTGAATATGTCGGAGTATTTTGTTGGTTCTTCGGTCACTGATGCTGGCCAGATTCCTTATGGTCAATGGTATAGAGAGCAACCAAATTTTGTTCATGATCGTTATAAATTAATTGATGGTCATCCTTTTATAGAAAATAATTTTGATACTGTATATTCAACTAAGTATATTGGTACGACTGAATATGATAATGTTTTTTCTTCGTCACAATTGAAACATTGGCAATCTCAAGGTTATTTGGACGTTCAAGTTAAGCGTTTAGTTCCTGATCCTCGTACTTCGATATTTGCAGGTACGGTATAATATGATAATGAAACAGATTGAGGAAAAAGTTTATAATTATATTTATGATACTTCTAAACAAACTTATAGTGATCTCAAAGGAAAAGAATTGGAAAAATATCATTTTGTTCTTTGGGAGTTGATTAAATGTGGCTATATTCAAATTGATCATGAAATTCGTATAAAAAATGAGGTGATAAAATGAAACCAGATTTATCTAATAACCCTTTTTATTATAAAAATCCTTCAATATTTACTTTGACTGATACTATAGTTGATGCTATTGATTCAGCTACAACAAATAATAATATTTATCCTTATGCGAATACATCAGTTGTTTCAGAAGATTTTGCTGAATTAGTTGTCCGCAATAATTCTTCTTCTAATCCAACTTTAACAGCTAATTATCGTATAGCTTATGGTGTTTTTTTGTCAGCATTAAATGATAGGAAAGACATTATTTTTCAAGTTAATGGTTCATTTGTAACTTATCGGGATGCATCAGCTTCTATTTATCCTATTATTGGACGGGCTTCTTCAAATAGTGTAGTTTCATCCTCATCAAGTGTTGAAAATTTATTATCAACATATTCTATTCTTCCTTATAGTAGCGGTTCTTTAGGTGGTTCGCCAAATCAATCTATTGCTAGTGTATCAATTGATATTTATAAAAGATTAGATTCGTCTAATACTTATCCTTATTTTTTTGGATGGGTTATTGAGGCAGGTGGTGCACTTTGTACTTTAGCAACTATAGTGTCTTCAATTTCTGTTAGAGCTTATTCTAATGAGGTTGACCCTTACCGTCCATCTAGAACGTAAATGTCACTTTAAGTGCATTAAGGTGGTGTGATTTCTTTAAATTTCTTTCTAACATATTCAAGCCTGTAATTAATACTATAGGAAATATTTTTGGTGTTAAGGGTAATGCTACTGCCGGAGAGGCTATTAATCAAGCTCTATCTAGCCCAGTTGGTTCTATGCTTGCTGGTGCTGTTGGTAGTGCTGTTAGTGGTAAGGTTAATGGTGTCCCTACTCCAAGCAATGCACAGAGTGGTACTGCTCAAGGTCAGTCACAGCTTGATTTCATGAATACTGCATATCCCGGTACTACTCCTTGGGAACGTTTAGGTAATACTGGCATGTCTGGTATAGCAAGTTCTGCAATTTCTGCTAATGCTGCGGAAAAGCAACAGTCTCGTCAATTGGCACATGAAAGGCAGATTGAAACTGCTAGGTTGCTTGTGCAACAAGCGATTGCTACTAAGCAAGCAAAGGCTCAGGTTTTGTCTGCTGGTAGTCCAATGGGTGTTTCTGCCGCCAAGCAACTAGCAAATGCGTTGGATGATAAGCCAGTTTCTGAGTATGATACTTTTGTTAAGCAAGGACGTGACAAATTACCTTCTGAGATTGATCGAAATAAATCAGAGGAACATAGGAATTATTACTCTACTCCTTTTAGTGCAGGTTTTAAAATGGGTGAGGATGGTTCAATTGCTCTTAATACGGCATTGTCTATTTTAAGATTAAGTGGTAAAATTTCTTCCCCTGAATCTATTGAAGCGCGTAAAAAATATATTAAGTCAATAGATTATGCTAATCATGATGGTCCTTTTACATTGTTAAAAGATGAATATTCTGGTAAAAAACATAAAAAATGATTGTTAGGGCCGTCTGCTTTTTAGACGGAACCGGAACGGCTTATGTTATCAGAATTAACCGACCCCGATTTTTCAATTACTAATCTATGTCAAATAGACAAAGTATTTCGTTTAAAACACCGTATTAAATCACGTATTGATAATTTGACTGTTCAATCTAAGTTAAGTGATACTTATAATGGTTTTCTTTATAATTTAGAGTATAAGCATTTATTTAATAAAGATATTCAAGAACTCTATAATATATATAATCGACTAGATAATAATAACGTTATTTGCAACAAGACGTATGAAGAATGTTATTCTTTGTATGTTAGGTATCCAAAGACGTTAAAAGAGCATGCTCAATTGTTGTTTGGTGGTCATTATTATAAGGCTAAGAATGTAAAAGAGCCATGTCCAGAATTAAAACAGTTTTTAATTAATTTAAAAAATAATACGTTAAAGTCTAGGAAATTTGAATCTTTAGCACTATTACGAGTTGAGTGTCAATATAGATATAAACAAGGATGGTATTTTGTATTTAATACTCTTACGGTTGATAATAATTATTTATCTGATGTCTTTTCTAATGGGTCTGCTGTTTGGACTAATTATATAAGGTCAATTGATAGAATGTTTGGAATAAAGAGTTTTGGTGATTGGCGCACTGCTTTAAGGCAGAGAAAATTAGGTAATGAATTTCATCAATACTTTGCTGTTGTTGAGCGTGGTGGTGAGACTGGTCGTTTGCATATTCATGTTTTACACATGTTTAAAGATTTGCCAGATCAGTTTGTTGATCCAAATTATGGGGCTAGGATACCTGTTTCACGTGAAATCGATTATATGAAATCATTTTGGAAATATGGCTATTCTTCTCCCATTGCTGTTAGGTTTAATTCAAGTGACGCTTATGCTAAGAAGTTTTGGCGATGGCCTGTTGAAAAGATGCCTAAAGTTGGTTATGTTTCTTTAGAAACTTCTGATATTGAACGAATGATTAATTACGTTGGTAAATATATTTCTAAGACTTTAGATCAACCAATTAATTCTAAGGAGGTAATCAGATGGAGAATAAGGAAGTCAAGGACAATGTCAAAACAAGTTCTACAGGTTCTAGTGGACAAGTTGAAAGTAAAGGAGTTGGCACTAGTCATGGTAGTCAATCCAATAGTTTTGAAAATGAGAGGGAAAATTCTACCCATAAGAATGTTAAGATTGATGGTTCTAAGAAAATTGATGATATATTGGACGATAACGAATTGCCAGAAATTGTCTCAGTTTCAGGCAAACTTAATGCCTCGAGAGAATATTGTAAAGCAGTTCGTAAATATGATAAGTCTAAACATGGACTCCAAGATGCTGAGCATTGGAGATTTGAAAGTTCGCATCTTAACAAATTTGGCAGGTTCTAGTTTATTGTTGACAATTAAAGAAGTCAGTGATATGATGTTAGGTGAATTGAAGAATAATTATGTAGTTAAACCTTATAGTGGAGCCATCATATGAATGTTATTTTACAATCTTTGCAAAGTTTTATTGATATGGAAGGTATTTGGTCAGAACCCATTAAGTATCGTATTTATTATATTTTGGGTTTATTAGATGAAAAATTGACTGTAACATCTGATACATTGTTGATTTCTAAAGATGGTTCTTTAGATATTAAATCAAGAGAAGAATTTATTTCTGAATCTGCTAGTGTAAGATTGACTAGAAATTCATTGAGTAATTTGATTTCTAAAGTTAAAGATGCAAATAATTTTTTGGCAATGCCTGATGCTGATACTGATTTAATTTCATCTTCTTTGATCAGTGCTCGTCTTTATTTGTTTTCTATTTTGTTAAGTGAGGTTAAATAATATGCAATATAAAGTTGCTAGAGGTGCAATGGCGTTAATTGCTCATCAATGTAAGAATGGTGATTTGGATTCAATGGGTGTTACTTTAGAAGATTTTAAAAAATTGACTTCTCATACACCTTGGTTAGCCCCCGATAGAAATCGAATGAATCAAGTATTTAATAGCATTATGTCTGGTACTATGGATGTTGTTGGTGTTCCCCGTTTTCAAATGCCTGCTGAGTATATTGCTGCTGGTATAGCTATGTTTGTTGCCCCCATAAATATTCATGTTGCATGTCGTTTCATGGAAAGAATTCCGACGGCCGAGAGTTTAGGTCGTGGATTAGATCAAGCAGATATGTGTACAGCTCAACAGTTATTTAGTTTAGTTGTTCAATTAGTTGCTGATCCTGAAACGTCTCATGCAAAGGTTTTATTTGAACGAAATACGCAAATGAGAATTGAAAATTCTGCTTTTCATGCTGACGAAAATTCTTCGGTTGAATCTGGAAAACGTAAGTAAAATAAAGGAGGTGCAAAATGGCAAGACCAAAAAAACGTAAAGGAATCAGAATCCACTATAAAGGTGGAAACCGATTTTAAGGTGTCCTATGGGTAAAGATTTTAAATTTTCTAAAAGATCGTCTCTGATTGGGTTCATTGTTGGAACAATTTTATCTGTTTTAAGTCTTTTTGTTCCACAGGTGAAAGATTTTAAAGATGCTTTATCTCAAACAAATGAAAATCCAGTTTCAGTTGTAGTTGATTCTATTAAGTGAGGTGATTATGGGGCAAACTAGTGCAAATGAAAATTCTCATATTAACGAGCGAATCCAGTATGATTTGAGCCATTGGTCAATGAATTGTGGCATGATTGGTGGTTTGCAGACATTATCTTTGATTCCTGTTATTGCAGGTGATTCAATTAAAATTGATATGGATGCAGTATTTCGTCTTTCACCATTACGTAGGAATTTATATTTAGATTGTCAAATTGATTTGTTTGCCTTTTATGTTCCACACCGTCATATTTATGGCTCATCTTGGATTGATTTTCTTAAAGCGGGTCCTAATGAAACAACTACTTTTGGTACTCGTACTTTAACTGGTGCAAATTATTGCTGTGGTACTCATTTGCCAGAAGGTACTGTTCCTCGTTGGATACCTGAAGGATATTTACAGATTTGGAATCGTTATTTTAAGCACCCCACAGATGCTGATGAAGCTATGTCTTATTTCGATAGTTTAGCTGCTGGTAGTGATGTGTTAAATTATGGAATTCCATGTGGTTGGCCTGGTCGTATTTGGAATACACAAGTTGCGGCTTTAGCTGTTAACTCTGACAAACGTTTTAGTTTGGTTGATACTGATAAGATTGATTTGTTAGATATGGCTAATAAACAAGGTCACTTGGAAGCTATACGTCAACGTGAATTTTTTGCACGTCGTTATGTAGATGTTTTAGGAAATGTATGGGGTTCAACTGTTAATATTGATGCAGATCAAAGGCC